TATCTAATACAGTATATCAAATGCTTTCACTTGGTAGTGATAGAACTATAGACGATTATGGTGGAGTAAATAAAGATTACTGGAGACTAAATCTTGCAACTCCTGGCTCTAGTACAGATGGTGGAAGTTCAGCACATGCATACGGTACATTAATATTCTCTGGTGTAACTGGAAGTAATACAACATATGCTGATAGGATGGCAATAACAGCAGGTGGTAATGTTGGTATAAACGAAACAAATCCAGATTCCAGATTACATATTACTGGTACTGATGGAGGTTGGGATAAACATATTACCCTTGAACATGATGGAAGTGATATAGGTAAAATTATAGTTGATACTGATGGTATGAAGTTTAGAAACATGAGCAGTGGCAATGGTTTCTACTTTAGAGATAGTTCAAACAATACCGATGTGGTCATAGATTCATCGGGCCAGGTTGGTATAGGAGTAGGTAGTAATCCGGGACAAAAATTAGATGTAGCTGGTATCATAAGAAGTTACTCTACAAGTCCACAAGTTAGAATACACACATCATCTGGTACGGGAACTGGTTATTTAGTCTTTGGAGATTCTGCAGATGATGATGTAGGTCAAATTTATTATAGTCATGCCAACGAAGAAATGGTATTTAAAGTTGGTACTGATACTAAGATGATTATTAAATCCAATAATTCGATTGTCCTTGGTAATCGTATATTAGATTTTAATACAGATGGTGGTGTATCTACTCAACCACAATTTATTGGCGATCGATCAACAACAGACTTAAACAGTAGAGCATTTACTAATGAAGGTGGGTTCTCATATACTACTTTTGATAGTACTACTAGTAATAAACCATCACATAGTAGTAATAATGCAAATGGTCTTATTACATTAAATTCACATGGTGGATCATATAATCATCAATTAGCATTTACAAATTTAGGTAATATAGCTCATAGAAAAAGAGATGGGGGTGGTTTTTCTTCTTGGTATAATTTAATTACAGATGCAGCTCCTAATGCTCCAAGTATTACATCTACAACAGTAGTAAATGAAACAATTGAAATTGTATTTGCTGCTTCAACAAGTGCCAACCAAGATACTGCAACTTCATATGAAGTCTGGAGTGATGGTGGTACTGGAGACTTTTCATTAATTGCTAGAATTCCTTATAATGATATTGCATCTTCAATGAGTGTAATAGATTCATCATTTGATGATAGTGGAACTATTGCGTATAGAGTATATGCAATTAAACATGGGGTATATTCAACTGCAGCAACTACTACTAGGTCATTTACTATGCCGGCTCTTGATGTTTCAACTATGTCGGTAGTACCAGATACGAATTCGTTTAAAATACAATATAACTTACCTAATACAAGATTTTTGGATCATGTTGAAATTTATATGGATGCAGAGGCCTCAAGTAGTAATTTAGCTAGGTCAGGGGCCTCACTTGTTTATAGTGGTAAAAACCCATCTTATTGTTATAGTATAAGTAGTAGTGATATGGCAAAATATCATCAATTTTGGGTGGAGTGTGTAAGTGTCTAATATAGAAACTATAGATTTGGCCTATTGGGAAGCTAGAAAAACTGACTATGAGGAGTGTATAGAGCAAGAACTTGCTATGGAAAATCCTGATGATACTTTAATATCATTATTAAGAGAACATATAGAAGAATGTATAAGAGAAATCGATGTCAGAGATTAAGAACACAAAATTAGAAAGAAGTAATTTATTAACTATTACTGGTGCTTTGATGAGTGAGGCCAATGGTATGTGCTGTATTGTCCCAGTTCAAAAAGCTGGACTTTCTAATACTACTACAAGTAGTAGTTCAGGGGAATATGATGGTGGAGATAGAGTTATTGGCTTAGGTGCATATGGAGTTGATGGAGACTTATTACTAACAACTGGTTGGGGTGATGGTTGTGCGATTCGTAGAATCAATAACGATGGGTCCATGACAAAATTATACCATGATAACAATGCACTTATGAGAGATACATCATCTACATATAACCATATTAACTCAATGGCCTTTCATGCTGCATCAAGTCAAATTTGTTTAACAACACACAATGTTAATGGTTATTCAATGATTGACTATAGTGATATAAAAGATACAAGTACAAGTACAAATAATGTTGTTAATACGAGACCGTCATCGCAATATGTTTTTGACGATGGTACTGTAAGAATTGATAGGTCTGGTTTGTATTATTGTAGTGGAACAGTTACAGCTGGAGATTGGTTATATATATTAGATTATGACGCAACACATTATTGTCAAATTCCAAGAAGAAAATGGACAGATGGAACAGAAGAATTACTATCTGGTAAAACTGGTTCAAGTGATTTATATTCAGGTAGCGCTGTAATTGACAGAAATGGTTATCGTGGATATATTGCATATGATGAAATAAATGATAGAGTGTTTTATAATTTTTATTATAATGGTAACTTTGTTGTTGTTGATGACGCGTCAACAGCAAACCCAAAAATTATATGGTGTGACCTAGGAGATGCTGGGGCCGGTGATGATGGATATGAAAATGGTGTATTTGTTCCAGATCCTACAAATTATCCAAATAAAATAGTTATTGGGGCAAATGGTAGACACGTGTATGTTGATATTACTCCATGTTTATCAGGAAATGCACCTACAATTATAAAAACATATTGGACTGATAATGCCTCTAACGGCCAGGGAATTGCTCCTGGTATTTTATTTAGAGCAGGAACTAATAGACAGACTTCAAGTAATAGTGCAGATTGGATAGATAAAATGCCTGGTTACCCAAATTATATGCCTATTTGTTCTGACCGTGGTAAAATGACCATGGGTGGTTGGATAGATTTTGATAACGATAATATTGTTGCACCAATGCGACATGAAAGTAGAACAGAAGATACCACAACAGGTGGAAGAGGTGCTACATATTACGCTGATTACTGTAATCCAATGTTTAGAATGAAATCAGCAAACGGAACAAAATGGTGGGTAAAAACTGCTTATGGTGGTAATGGTCATTCATTTAAAGTTTGGTCAGATACATACGGAAATCAACTAATAGGAAACTGGTCTGTTGAGTTTGGAACATTTCAAATGACGAATACAAGTCAAAATATTGATTTTGTTCACGTTGCTACTCATGATCATTTTGTTACTGGTGGTCATTCACTATCAATGGTAGTAAGTAATAATAATGGAACTACATATGAAAGTTACACTGCGAATAGTGTGCATACTTTCTCAAGTTCTGGTACTCAATTAAGAGTAAAATATATTGCCACTGGAGGTCCAGATAAGGCACCATATAAAATGTCATTTGACAAAGATCAAGTAACATACGGAATATTATACACAGGTTTAACAACATCTGATATTCCAACAAAAATTGTAAGAAGAAAAATTAGAGGGAGAAAAAGTTAATGGCTACAGTTGCAGGTTCATTAAGGAACAAAGTATTAGTATTAGATGATTTAACAACAGGTGATTTGACTGTAACGGGTGCATTAACTCTTAGCGGTACAGCCACCCAAATAAATTCAACTAATACAACAATAAGTGATCATTTAATAGAATTAGGATCAGGATTAACTAATGCAAATACAAATGATCTTGGTTTAATTTTAGAAAGAGGGTCAACCGGTAATAATGTATTTATTGGTTGGGACGAAAGTGCAGATAAAGTAGTAGTTGCTACTACAACTGCGGTTGGTACAGCAACTGGTAATTTAACATTAGCAGCTGCTAACTTCCAAGCTGCAGATATTAGTATGTCAACAGGAGCATCATCTGGAAAGTTTGCTGTTATGTCATCTGCTGTTCATGGCTCTTATGATTTCTATAATAATGGAACATCTTATTTTAATGGAGATGTGGAAGTAAATGCAGAATTCAAAATAAGTAGTTCATCTTCTTATATAACCCATTTTAATTACCTAGATGGTGGAAATAATATTATTTCTCAAGCCAATGGTGGTTCGACTGCAATTAGAAATAGTAATGGTAATTTATTTAGTATTGGTTCAAACGGAAGCATAACATCTACTGGTTTAGACCATACCTTTTATTCAGGTGCAACTGATATTGATTTTTCTATTGGAAGAGATGCAACACAAGCACTTCATATAAATGTAGATGACGGAAATATTAAACTAACAGCTGACCAAGATGCAGATGCTAATGGTACACATGAGTTTATATTAGATAGAACATTTGATGGAACAGGTGCCAATAATTTTGAAGTAAGAAAAGCCGGCAGTATGCAAATGCGATTAGACACAAACTCTAATGCAACATTCACGGGCTCGATTACATCAAATGCTACATCAGGTAGTAGTTTTTATGGTATAACTTTAACAAGAAGTAGTACTGGTATTACAACACCAGACCTTTGGGGTAGTAATAATACTCTTGTCTTAGGTACATCTTCGAGTGAAGAAGTAATTGGAATGGCTGGTTCTAATGCTACTTTCTATGGTGATATATATGCCAAAGATAGTGATTCAACTACTGATCCTACAATATCATTTGTTGGTCATACAGATTCTGGACTGAGTATGTCTGTTTCTGGTGGCGCTGATCAGTTAAGTGTTATTACCGATGGAACGCGCAGAGGATACATTAATAGCGCAGGTATTACTTCAGCTTCTAATGTTTATACATCTGGTGGTGGCAATTTTAGAAACTATGGTAGCCCTTGGATAGCTAGTACAGGTGTAACAGGAAATGGATTTTCTTTCTTAAATAGTGTCGATGGTACACCAATGACAATAAGTTCTACAGGTACTGTTACTGCAACAGCTGATATGAGAGCTCCGATATTCTATGATTCTTCAAACACAGATTTTTATGTTGACCCTGTAGGTAGTTCAAAACTATACGGAACATTATACTTAGGTCATACTAATTCACAATCAGGTAATTTAGCAATTTATGATACTGGTAATAATTATTTAGATTTTAAATCTACTGGTGCCAATGCGTTTTCAATGGATATGGCCGGAACTGGTTCTGTTGGTCAACTTACATTTAATGATTTTAATGTTGATGTTACAGGTCATCTACAACACTTTGGAACTTTATATTCAAGGGCAAATTTACAAGTATTAAATGCAGCTTCAAATGGTTGGAATACTTGGGCTACTAGAAATAATGGCACATTTGATTTAACTGTAGGAAGTGTTACTTCCGTAGGAAACTCAGTATTTACTGGAAGTGGTACTTCTGGAAATGCCTTTGAAATTAAAAGAGGTGCAAATTCTCAACAACAAGCATTTAGAGTTCAGAACAGTGGTGAAGTTATAGTATCAAGTAATTACTTATATTGCACACATACTGGTGTTGCATTTTACGCACAGGGCGCTGCTGTATTTAGAGGTGGTATTACAAACGATGGTGGTAATGATTTATCAATAACATCACCTACTGCAGCAATTGATTTTAATAATAAAACCTTAACAGATGTAGCTGGAGTAGATGTAGATAATGCAGGATTTGTTTCATTCTATGGTAATGGTTCAAGAGACCACTCAATAGGTGCAGTAGGTGATGATGATATTAGAATTAACTCGTATGGTTCTATATTCCTTAGTCTTGATTCAAATGGTAATAACGATTCGGCTGCAGACTTTAAAATTGTAAAACACGCTGGTGGAACAAGTAGTTGGGCTAATAACCAAGAATTACTTTGTTTGAGAGGTGATAATAGTAATGGTGATTTAACTATTGGTGGTAGCTTTGGTTTAAGTGATCAACCATATTACGCAAAACTAGCTATTCCTGGAACAGAAGCAGCATGGGGTGGTAATGGTACTACAACAGGTGCAGTAGTTATTGATCTACCTGGAACATTAACTAATTACGATATGTTATATTTAGAGATAGATGTCTTTGAATATAATGGTAAAGGTGGATCAAAAATTATTATTGGTACACATAACTGGAACTCAGGTGCTAACAGCAATACAAGTAGTACAATGTGGCATAATACCGATGTGAGAATCGTTGGTAGATTTGATAAAGAGATTTATTTTGGCTGGAGAAACGATGGAACAAATAATCGAAGAGTTATTGTTTTAGGTAATCATACATCATCATGGTCATATGCTACAGTTCACGTAGGTAAAGTATCAGGTGCAACTGATTTTTATACTGCAGCTATAGATTACACAGGAAATTGGAATATAACACAAACTACAAGTTCAAGTTTTTATACTAAGAGTCCTACAACAGATTTTAATGGCTCTGATAAAAGAACAATGAGAGTTCATAGAGCCATGCATGCAAATAGAGTGTACGCTGACTCTGATATGAGAGCTCCTCATTATTACGATTTAGATAACACTTCATATTATACAAATCCAGCCTCTACTTCACACATGAATGCTATCGCTCTTGCGGATGGTATTTATCATAAAGATGATCTTGATACTTCTATTAATTTTACAGGAAATGAACAAGATTTCTTAGTAGGTGGTGTAACGGCCTTACATATGGATTCGAGTAGACTTAATATAAATCCAAATGCAGGTAATTATGATTTTAGAGTTTCAGGAGATAGTGAAACTAATCTTATTTATGCAGATGCAAGTGCTGATAGAGTTGGTATTGGAACAAGTGCTCCAAGTAACTTATTAAGTCTCAAAGGTCTGGGCAATAATTGGAACACTAGTCCAGCTATGAAGCTTTGGGACGCCCAATATAGTCAAGGTTGGTATGTTGGTACCGCAAACAACCAGGCTTCAGGAGACTACTATATAAGATCGGTTACTTCAGAGTCAGCTTATCCTGTCGCAGCTAATCAACAATTTACTATTAAACAAAACGGCAATGTAGGTATTGGAACAATTGCTCCATTACAGAAGTTAGACGTCCGTGGTGGTAATATATTTGTTGGTGGATATGGTGGTGGTGTTGATTATGGTATGATATTTAGTCCAGCTGATGGATCATCATACTGGAACATTTATAATGATACTGGTGGAGAGTTAGCCTTTTGTAGAAATCTTACTATTGGTACCAGTGAAATGGCTAGGTTTGATAGTGCTGGTTATCTTGGTATTGGAACAGCTGATCCGCAAAAGAAATTACACATAAGTGGTGTTGGTAATACTGACGGTATTAAGATTCAAGGTACTGGAGCAAATACATCTTTAATCATTGAAAATGATGCTACTAACGGAGTCCCATGGAATATTTCTTCTACTGGTGGTGGACATGGTCACGGCGATGGAAGTTTACAGTTTGGAGTATCCTTTGCATTTCCAAAGGTAAAATTTGAAAGTAACGGAAACGTTGCCATTGGTGCGCTTACTCCAGAAAAAAATCTTACAATAGGTGGTGCACAGGCCGAAGGTATTCAGTTTAACTATGATACTACAAACAGCTATAGAAATCAGATACTAAATTATTGGAATTCTAATGCTGATACACGTATGGACTTTAATATTGCAAGAACTAGTGGTGCTACTCCTGCGACAATTATGTCCGTTGGTTATAACTCAAATGTTGGAATTGGAACAACTACTCCAGGGTCATTGCTGGATGTCGCTGGTGAGATAAGAGGTACTATTCTTAAGGATAGAGATAACACTGGTTATTACTTAGACCCTAGCAGTACTAGTAACTTAAATACTGTTGGTGTGGGTAAGCTACTGATAGATGGTAAGCAAGTACTTGATATGAACAGTAATAGTACAGAAAGAGGACCATGGAATCCTATTGTTACTTCTCTTAGACATTCTGGCCGACAACTATATGGAGACGAAGACTTCTCTGATGGTACTAACAGTGTTAACGTATATAATAATGCTGGTGGTGGTGTAGTTACACATACACGTGAAGATGCAACTACAAACTCAGGCGGAAATGCACCTAATTCTTCTGGAAAGGTAATAAGAATTAATCATAATGGTGGAACATCATCTCCAGGGTTTGGTGGATTTTATCAGACTATTCCTTCAGAAGATAATCATACCTTTGTGCAAATTTTCCAAGCTAAATTACCAGTAGGTAAGAGTGTAGTTATTGCAGAAAATTCTCAAGGTAGTAATGCAACTTCATACTTCCTTACAAATACTGCTGGTACAGGTAAATGGGAATGGTACGCTAGGGTATCACATTGTGGAGTTTCTGGCAACTTCCATGGCGGTGGTCATATATATGTATCTGGTGGTTCTGGAAACTTTAATTGGTATCTTGCAAGTTGTACTTGTTATGACGTAACAGAAAGCCATCAACTATTTAATAGACAATTTATAGCTGCTATGGACATGAGAGCTCCAATCTTCTATGATTCAAATGATACGAATTATTATATAGATGCACATGGCACAAGTCAGTTAAACTCTTTAGTAGTTAATAGCTCTTTAGATGTTAATGAAAATGTCACACTTGCAAAAAGCGGAAATGGCCGTGGAGTATTTTTAAACTATAATACTTCAAATTCTTATAGAGGATATCACGATTGGAGAACTTTACAATTTGGTAATAACGGTGCTAATAATGTTCTCTTTGGAAACACCTCTGCAAATGGTTATGGAAGATTCTATACAAATGCTACGGCAATAAGTCAAACAGGTGGGGTTTCAGGCACACTTACGATGCAAATGTTGGCTGATGGAACTGTAGAAATGGCCAAAGTTGCTCCTATTACATCACAAATTAATTTTACAGGTGCAGCTGATGGTACTTTCTCCTTTACAAATGCTGGAGGTGGTTCTGCTCATTATACAAACCGTGCAGGTAGAGTACTTACATCAAACTCAAGTGGTTGGCATCAAGATGGTGAAGACCCGGTTATATCAATTGTAGATAGCCATACTGGTACTGACCTTGATAGTGCTGGTATTGGTCTTTACATGCACAATGAGCAAAGCACAAATAGTGCATATTCTCCAGGAATCTTATTTGGGTCGAAATCAAATAGCGGCGGCTATAATAGTATGTATGGCGCTATCTATGGAAGAAAAACCGGACAAGGGCCAGATTCAAACTGGAATGCTGGAGAAATGCATTTCTTTACAGTTGATGCATCGACTTCTAGTTATGTTACATCAACGCCTGATTTAACACTTAAAAATCATGGTACAGCTATTGTGAAAAACGATGTTCGAACTCCTATAGTATATGATAGTGATAATACTTCTTATTATTTTAATGGTGCTACAACTGGAACTAGTTTAAGTCTTGCTGGGTCCTCCTTAGCGCAAAATTATAATGTTATCGCAGGGGCAGGTAATGCTCTTAAATTCTGGAATGGAAGTACATCATATCAAATTACAATGGCAAGTCAAGGTAGTGCTGGATATGGTAGAATAGCTGGAGAAACTACTTCCGATTATAATATGTACTTTAGAATGAATGGAGGCACAAATAGAGGATTTGTATTTCAGAACGGACCTTCAACCAATGTTGCGGGTATAGATGCATCTGGGAATGCAAGATTTACAGGACACTTAGATATAGGTAGCAGTAAAAATTATAAGATTAATAATATTGCAGTTATTGGTAAATCTAGTACAACATTAAGAATAGGTGATATAGATGAAAATGATGAGTGGGGAACTGTAGATATTCTTGCCATGGCTGGTACAGGTAGAGTATATATTGCTGATGGTGAAATATTCTTTAATGGAACAAGTAATTCAAGTGCCGGATTTAAAATGATTGGAACAACTGGTGCCTTCCATGCAAATAATGATATAATAGCATATTCATCTACTTTAACGGCCTCTGATGGTAGATTAAAAGAAAATGTTAGACCTATAGAATCTTCACTTAATAAGATACTAACACTTGATGGTGTTAAATTTGATTGGAAAGATAAAGATAAACCAAATGATCAATTAGGGTTTATTGCACAAGATGTAGAAAAAGTATTGCCTGAAGTCGTAAATGAAATTGAAAATGGACTTGGAGATTACGATGGACATAAGGTTGTTAATTATCAGGCAGTTGTACCAGTCTTAGTAGAGGCTATTAAAGAGTTAAAAGCAGAAATTGATGAACTAAAAGAGCAATTAAAGAAAAAATAGTTATAAATAGTATAGTAATATAAACACCTTGAAGGAGGACATATAATGGCAATTACATATACCTGGGCAATTACAGGTTTAAAAAAGAAAGATGAAGGCAGTAATAAAGATGCTGTCGTTCAAACATATTGGACAAAAACTGGTACTGATGACAATGATAACACTGGAGTATTTGCAGGTGCTACACCATTTACTTCAGCTGCAGCATCTCCATTTGTAACATTTGCTGAATTAACAGAAGTAAGTGTACTAACTTGGATTAAGGCTGTTGCTGATGTTGATGGACCATATAAGGATCACATTAACGCACAAATTCAAAAACAAATTGATGAGTCAATTACTCCTGTTACTGAAGCTGCTATGCCTTGGGCACCAGCAGAAGAATCACCAGCCGAATCTGAAGAAGGCGGAGAATAATAATGGCCAAACCTAACAGCAGAAGTACTTTAATAGATTATTCGCTAAGAGCGTTAGGTCACCCCGTTATTGAAATAAATGTAGATGATGAACAGTTAGATGATAGATGTGATGAAGCACTACAATTTTATCAACACTATCATCAAGATGCAATAGAAAAAGTTTTTTTAAAACATAAAGTAACTGGATCAACATTAACCCTTACTACTGCGACTGCAGGTAACTTTAATTCTGGTGAAAAAATAACTGGAGGTACTTCAGGCGCGACTGCAACAGTGCATCCAGATACTTCCGGAAATAAAATCATATACACAATTCTAACTCACAAAGATGAAATACCATTTGTTGCTAATGAAGTTATAACTGGTAAGGATTCAAATACTACTGCAACAATTAGTAGTATAACAATTGGCGATATGGAAAATGAATATATTCCTGTCCCAGAATTAGTTACTGATGTGATTAGATTAATGCCTATTAGAGAAACCTTTGGCACAAACAACTTATTTGATATTAAATATCAAATGCATTTAAATGATATGTTTAGTTTAGGTTATTTAGGTTCTTTACTTGAATATTCTATGGCACAACAATATCTATCAACACTTGATGTAGTTATAGATTCAGACGATAAGTTTACTAGTTTTGATAGACATAAGGACCAATTACGAATAGATATGGCCTGGCAAGAAGAAGTCAAGATAGGAGATTATCTTGTTGTCGAGGCATATAGAATTATAGACCCTGATACTTTTACTGATGTGTATAATGATTACTACCTTAAAAAATACTTTACTGCATTAGTTAAAAAACAATGGGGTATGAACTTATTAAAATTTGAAGGTATGCAAATGCCCGGCGGTGTTCAGTTTAATGGCCGACAATTGTTTGATGATGCAACTCAAGAATTAGAAAGATTAGAAGAAGAAGTTAGATTGAATTGGGAGCAACCAGTCGACTTTTACATAGGATAAAAAAATGCCTAGAAATGTTTACTTTTCACAGGCTGTGAAATCCGAACAAAATTTATACGAGGATTTAATAGTCGAGTCTCTAAAAATATTTGGACAAGATGTCTATTATATTCCGCGTACACTTGTAAATAGAGACAACATCTTAAATGAGGATCCTTCCTCTAAATTTGATGACGCGTATTTAATAGAGGCCTATATTGAAAATGTTGATGGCTTTGAAGGTTCAGGCGACCTATATTCTAAGTTTGGTTTAGAAATTCAAGACGAAGCTACATTTATTATATCCAGAAAGTCATGGAATCATTCAGTAGGTTTATATGAACAGAAACCCAAACCTAATGAAGGAGATTTAATATTCCTTCCTATGACTAATGCGTTCTTTGAAATAACATTTATAGAACATGAACAACCATTTTATCAATTATCTAATTTGCCTGTTTATAAATTATCTTGTGCTAGATTTGAATACTCAGATGAAGATTTTGAAACTGGTATAAATGAAATAGATGATAAGACAGGGGCCGCGGCATATCAGGTTGCCATGGACCTAACAGTAACTGGTGGTAATCACTTTAAACAAGGTGAAATAGTAACACAAGAATTAGTTGCAGCCTCAGGCAGTACACCAGCAATAAAAATCTTTGGTGAAGTACAAACATTATCTAAGACTACAGACATAGTTGGGTCTATTAGTGTATCAAATATAGGTGTATCAGGTTCTGATACTTATCGTGAGTTTGCAGTATCAGCCACAAAGGGTCTTATTGGTAGTGAATCTAACAATACTTGTCTTATAACAAAGGTTTATGGAATTGATGATAATGATACTAATAATGTATTCCCATCAGATTCTGCAGCACAAAATGTAGCCTTTGAACATATAGCAGATAACTTTATAGACTTTACTGAAAGTAATCCATTTGGAGATGCAACATAATGTTTGGTGGACACTATTATCACGCAACTATGAGAAAATCAGTGGCCATTTTTGGTACGCTATTTAATAATTTAAGCATAGTTAGAAAAGATGGCTCTGGTGGTATTTTATCACAACAGAAAGTGCCTCTTGCGTATGGACCAAAACAAAAGTTTTTGGCCAGACTTGACCAAGACACAGGATCAGATGCGACTATGGCAATTAAGTTGCCTAGAATGGCGTTTGAAATTACATCACTTACACAAGATAGTAGTTCAAAATTAGGTAAACTAAATAAGATAGTTGAAAATAATGCGAGTGATGTAACAAAGAAAAAGACAATAGATTTTTTTACTAATTACGATATAGGTATTTCATTATATATTATGGCCAAAAACCAAGATGATGGTTTACAAATTATGGAACAAATAATACCATACTTTCAGCCAGAGTATACAGTTACTATAAAACCTGTTGATGGATTTGATTTAAAACAAGATGTCCCTATCACTTTATCCACAACAACGATAACGGACGATTATGAGGCCGATTTTCTAACAAGAAGAGTTTTAATTTATCAATTAGACTTTAATATGAAAATGAGATTTTATGGCCCAACAAACACTAATGCCAATATCATTAGAGAAGTAAATATTGATTTTGAAAAGTTTGGTACGGCAAATAATGCCGATAGATTTGAGGAGATGGACTTCACAGTAGGCGTAACAGATACGTCTGATAACTTTACTGTAACTACAACTATTGATGAAACTCCAGAAGTAGATTAATAATATGGAAAAACGAGATAAGATGAAAGCCTCTTTAGAGAAGAACTTGCCTACAGTACAAAATGATAGGCCAATTGAACTTGATAAAGATGTGAAAGATGATTATGAATTTTCACGAGACACTTACCGAGATTTAATTAACACTGGTGTTAGATCACTAGATGTTTTGGCAGAACTTGCCAGGGAATCCGAACACCCAAGAGCATTCGAAGTATTATCCAAATCCATAAAAGATATAGGTGACACAACAGAAAAGCTTATGGCTCTTCAAAAAACTAAGAAGGACCTTAAGAAAGAAGCTGATGAATCTAAAAGGATTACCAATAATAATGTATTTGTAGGTAGTACTACTGAACTACAAAGACTTCTATTAGATGATGGTGAAAAGGATAATGTTATAGATGTCGACACTTAAAAACGCACTCCTTGGTTATTTAGGAAATCCGTCTGTAAAAAAAGATGGAGTTCAATCTCAATTTACTAAAGAAGAAGTATTAGAATATTCAAGGTGTATGAAAGACCCTTGTTACTTTGCACAAAAGTATGTAAAGGTAATCTCACTTGATCAAGGATTAGTTCCTTTTACATTATACCCATATCAGAAAAAAATGTTTAAAGAGTTTAACAATAATAGATTTAATATTGTACTCGCGTGTAGACAGTCAGGTAAATCAATTTCATCTGTTATATTTTTATTATGGTATGCGTGTTTTCACCCAGAAAAAAATATAGCAATATTAGCAAACAAAGGTGCGGTGGCAAGAGAAATGTTATCCAGAATAACACTTGCACTTGAAAATTTACCATTCTTTCTACAGCCAGGTTGTAAGGCTTTAAATAAAGGTTCAATAGAATTTAGTAATAATTCAAAGATTATTGCAGCTGCAACATCAGGTAGTTCTATTAGGGGTCTATCTATTAACTTGTTGTTCTTAGATGAGTTTGCATTTATTGATAATGATGGTCAGTTCTATACATCAACATATCCTGTAGTTTCAGCTGGTAAAGACACAAAGGTTATTATTACTTCTACAGCAAATGGAGTAGGTAATGTTTTTCATAAAATATGGGAAGGAGCACAACAAGGTACCAATGAATACAAACCATTTAGAGTTGACTGGTGGGACGTTCCGGGTAGAGATGACGAATGGAAAAGACAAACTGTGGCGAATACTTCGGAATTACAGTTTGATCAAGAATTTGGTAACTCTTTTCATGGTAGAGGTAATACACTTATTGATGCAAACCACTTACTAACTCAAAAGGCCTGTGATCCTATATCGTATTCAGAAAATATATATCAGTATAAGGAGCCCGACCCTACACATGAATATATTATGACAGTAGATGTTGCGAAAGGTAGGAATCAAGACTACTCTACATTTACTATATTTGATATAACAACTAAACCTTTCGAACAAGTGTGTGTCTTTAGAGATAATAAAATATCTCCAATGTTAATGCCTGATATAATATACAAATATGCCAATATTTACAATAAGGCTTATACAGTTATAGAAAGTAACGACCAAGGTGCGGTGGTATGTAATGGTCTGTATTATGATTTAGAGTATGAAAATATATTTGTAGAATCATCTATTAAAAGTAGTGCGATTGGTGTTACTATGACAAAAAGAGTAAAAAGAATAGGTTGTTCTACCATAAAAGATTTAATTGAACAAAAGAAACTTATGATATATGACTCGGAAACTATTATAGAAATGAGTACATTTGTTTCTAAGGGTACATCATATGCGGCATCAGCACCTAATCATGATGACCTTATGATGAACTTAGTATTATTTGGTTGGTTCTCATCTACTGATGTATTTGAAAACTTAACTAATATTAATATGAAAAATATGTTATATAGAGAGAGACTTGCCGAAATACAAGACGATATGTTACCGTTTGGATTCATAGATGACGGCGAAACTAATATAAATAAAGGTGAGAAAGGAGAAGATGGTAATATATGGTTTGAACAAGAGTGGAAACAGGGGTTTTAAATGAAAAGAAAATTAGTATCAAAATTAATGGAAAAAAGATATACACAAGAACAGTTTGCTGAACATACTAGAATGCTCGAAGAAGAAGCAGAGAATTCGTCAAACTATAAATTTGTTTACCTATGGTATGATGATCCAGAAGATCCAGATGACCCTGAAAAAACAGCAGACGACTTTATCGAAGAAGGTGAAAAATTAGGTATAAAAGCCTTTAAAGTGGATATTCAAGGTGCGTATTCAGATTTAGAAGGAACCGATAGATATATCTATGATGGTCTTGCAGAAAAAGAAAGAAAGTTTAAAATAGATAAAGACACTATAGTATTTGTAAGAGCTCCATGTACTAAAAGAAAGGCATGGTCCAATTTCTTAACACAGTTAGAGAGAGCTGGTGTAGTGTGTGTTAATACTCGTGCCTGTATGGAAATTACATCAGACAAGTATAGAACAAGTTTATATCTTGCAGAAGCAGGATTAAGTCAGCCTAAAACAGTTTTAGTACATCATCAAGAAAAAGCCATAGATGCAATGAAAAGATTGGGTGGTAAATATCCAATTATTCTTAAAACACTTACTGGTTCACTTGGTGTTGGTGTTATAAAAGTAGATTCAGAAAGTTCATTACATTCAACAGTTCAATTATTATATAAACTTGATCCTAATATGGGTGTATTATTACAACAAATGGTATCTGTGGAATATGATATTAGAGCCCATATTGTTGGAGGTAAATATCACGGTGCTATAAAAAGACCAGTAGTTGCAAAGGACTTTAGAAGTAATGTATCACTAGGTTCCAAACCTTCGAAAATAGAATTAACTGATTTAGAAATAGAACATTGTGAAAGAGCTGCAAAAGCAGTAGATGGTTTATGGGTAGGAGTTGATATATTTCCTTCAAAAAATAGAGAAAAAACACCACCAATGTTTATAGAGATTAATTCAACCCCAGGAACAAAGGGTTATAGAAAGGCTACAGGTGAAAATCTGGCCAAAAACATACTAATTAAGTTTAAAAATCGTGATATGTGGTTAAAACCTAATACATATACTTCAATGTATGATGAATAAGAGTTAGGATATAGTTCCTTATAAATAATAGTAGTGAAAATTCGTATTATGAAACATATTAACTAACTCAATTTGAGAGGATAAAGCGATGGCATTTCAAGTATCACCAGGCGTTCAGTTCAAAGAAATTGACGCAACGAACGTCGTACCGGCAGTCTCATCTTCTATAGGTGGATTTGCTGGCAGCTATAATTGGGGTCCCGTAGAAGAAATCAGAACAGTCTCATCTGAAGACGAAATGGCTTCTGTTTTCGGAACACCGGATCTAGTTACAGCTAAATACTTTTTAACTGCATCATCTTTTCTAAAATATGGTAGTTCACTTAAAGTTGTCAGGGTAGGAACAGGGCTTTTAAACGCTGTTTCAACTGATGATGAAGCAGGTGCTGGTACACCTTTACTAATAAAAAATGAAACAGATTATGCTGGCCAAACAATAGATGGCGTTTGGGCTGCAAAATATGCTGGTGCATTAGGTAATAGTTTAAAGGTAGAAGTTTGTACTGCAGGCGGTGGATTTTCTGGGTGGAACTACAAAGGTAACTTTGCTGAAGCCCCTGGAACATCACCTTACGCAGGAAACATTACCACATCTGTTGCAGATGAATTACATATTGTAGTAATAGATGAAGATGGTTTATTTACTGGAACAAAGGGACAAGTGTTAGAATCTTTTGGATTCTTATCACAAGGTCTTGATGTGAAAGATATAAATGGATCATCTGTGTATTATAAAGAAGTAATTAATAATAAATCAGACTATATTTGGTTTGGAGAACATGATGATGTACTAGCAGAGGCGGGTCAAGCCGTTTCAGCAGTTGGTGCAGCATTTACGTCACCAAGTACAGTTAAAACATACTCACTTACAGGTGGATCCGATGCAACTTCTGTTGCAGCCGGTGACATTACAGGTGGTTTAAATCTATTTGCAGATGTAGATACAGTTGATGTAAATCTACTATTTGCATTTCCAGATGCAAACACTACCAATACTATAGGTGAAAAATTAATTTCAGTATGTGAAGGAAGAAAAGATTGTATGGCATTTATTTCGCCACCAATCGACGACACAAAAAACGCAACTACTCCAGTTGAAAATGTGTTGCAATATGAGACTACATTAACCGCGTCATCATACGCTTCACTTGATTCAGGTGCAGTATATGTGTATGACAAATATAATGATGTATATGATTGGATAGGTTCTGCAGGTTTATGTGCAGGCTTATGTGCAAATGTAGACAACGTGGCTGACGCATGGTTCTCACCAGCAGGTGTGAACAGAGGTCAACTATTAGGAGTCGCAAAACTTGCTCATAATCCAACAGCAACGCAAAGAGACCAACTTTATGTAGGTAAAGTTAATCCATTAGTATCTTTCCCAGGACAGGGAACTATGTTATTCGGAGATAAAACTCTTGCTGGAAGAGCTTCTGCATTTGATAGAATCAATGTAAGAAGATTATTTGTCGTATTAGAGAAGTCAATTAGTACTGCTGCTAAAGCACAACTATTTGAATTCAACGATGAATTTACTAGAGCTCAATTTAGGAACTTAGTTGAACCATTTTTGAGAAATGTAAAAGGTCGAAGAGGTTGTGAAGACTTTAGGGTAGTATGTGACTCAACAAATAACACATCAGCAGTTGTTGATGGTAATAAGTTTGTTGCAGATATATACATTAAGCCTTCAAGATCAATCAACTTTATTACTTTAAACTTTGTAGCCACAAGATCCGGGGTTGAATTCTCGGAAATAGCTGGTAATTAATAGGAGACAGACATGGCAATTTTAGGAATTGATGATTTTAAATCAAGACTAACCGGTGGCGGTGCTCGTGCGAATATGTTCAAGGCAACCTTGAACTTTCCAGGGTATGCTGATGGGGATGTTGAATTATCATCTTTCATGTGTAAGGCTGCTCAATTACCCGCATCAGTACTTTCACCTGTAGAGGTTCCCTTTAGAGGTAGAAAACTGATTATGGCTGGAGACAGAACATTTGAACCGTGGAATATTACGGTTATTAATGATACTGACTTTAAAGTAAGAGACGCCTTTGAAAGATGGTCAAATGGTATTAACCAACACAACGCAAATGTTGGTTTGGCCAATCCTAATGATTATATGGCAGATATGATCGTTGAACAATTAGATAAAGAAGGTAACCCTGTAAAAGAATATACTTTTAGAGGAACTTTCCCAACTAATATTTCTGCAATTGATCTTTCTTATGAAAATGAGAATACAATTGAAGAGTTCACGGTTGAACTGCAAGTACAATATTGGGAATCAAATACAACTTCATAAGAGGTTATAAATACTATTGAAAGAGAGACTTCAAAAGAGCTTGGTATTAATTTACTGGACAGCTCGGTCTCTCTGACAATATTATTACGCGAGGTTAGAATATGGCAGAAAATAACGGACTCTCATTATTTGGGTTCGAGATAAAAAGAAAGGGTCAACAAGAAGAACCTATCAGACCATCATTTGTTCCAAATACAGATGAAGATGGTGCTGGTGTTATTCAAGCAGGTGGACACTTTGGAGCTTATCTTGACTTAGATGGAGATAAAGCCAAATCTGAAGTAGATTTAATTGTTAAATATAGAGATATCGCAACACAACCAGAGTGTGATGCTGCGATTGAAGATATTGTAAATGAATCTATATGTGGTGATTATAATGATGTACCAGTCAGATTGGTACTAGACGAAGTAGAAGCTTCTGATAAGATTAAAGAATCTGTACAACAAGAATTTGCAAAAATAATGTCATTATTGAATTTTAATTCATATGGACATGATATTTTCCGTAGATGGTATGTTGATGGAAGACTTCCATATCATATTATTATTGATGAAAAGAATCCAAAAGGTGGTATTAAAGAATTAAGATACATCGACCCAATTAAACTTAGAAAAGTAAAAGAAATTGAGGAAGAAAAGGATCCTAAAACTGGTGCTCAAATTATTAAAAGTCAACAAGAGTACTTTTTATTTGAAGATAAGGCATTAGGTAAATATAACCAAGGCCTAAAAATACACCCAGATGCAATAGTTTATTGTACTTCAGGTGTACTTGATTCTAGTAGAAAACGAATTTTAAGTTTCTTACAAAAGGCTCTAAAACCAGTTAACCAATTAAGAATGATGGAAGACTCATTGGTTATCTATCGTATATCAAGAGCTCCTGAAAGAAGAATATTTTATATTGATGTAGGTAACTTACCTAAAGGTAAGGCTGAAGAATATCTAAAAAATATCATGGGTCAGTATAGAAATAAAATGATTTATGATGCAAAGACAGGTGATATAAAAGATGATAAGAAACACATGTCAATGTTGGAAGATTTCTTCTTACCTCGAAGAGAGGGTGGCCGTGGTACTGAAATTACTACATTACCTGGTGGAGAAAATCTTGGTCAGATTGATGATATCATATACTTCCAAAAGAAACTATATAAATCACTTAATGTTCCGGTTGATAGATTAGAACAAGAATCTGGATTTAACCTAGGTAGAGCAAGTGAAATATCAAGGGACGAAGTTAAGTTTAAGAAGTTTATTGATAGATTAAGAAAGAGATTTAGTGATTTATTTATGCAAACACTTAAAACTCAGCTTTTACTAACAGGTGTTATCACTAAAGAAGATTGGGCCGAATGGAAAGAAAGCATTCAATTTAACTATATCGAGGATAACTATTTCTCAGAATTAAAAGAAGCTGAGATATGGAGAGAAAGGTTTGATATGTTAGGTTCAGTTGAAAATTACTTAGGTAAGTTTATCTCTACGGAGTGGGTTACTAAAAATGTTTTAAAACTGGATGATGAAGAAATCAAGATTATGCAAGACCAGATTTCGAAGGAAAAAGAAGCTGGTGGTGATGAAGAAGATGATGACCTTGATTTTTAGGATTTAAATTTTTATAAATATATACAAGAGGAAAAAATATAATGAGTATTGAGAACGTAATTAATGATTTGAAAAAAGGCGATAATGTTAATGCTGGTAAAAACTTTAACACTGTTATGGCCGATAAACTTAGTGCTGCTTTAGACGCGAAGAAGATTGAAATTGCATCTTCTATGGGTTCTAAAGAGACAAAAGAGGAAGAATAATTAATGCTGTCTTTTGCTGAACTTAGAGAAAAGACTACTAAATTGGCATCTGGAGAAAAACAGGTAAAAGCCTATAGAGGTGGTAAAAGGAAAAAGTTAGATGTAGTTATTGCCAAGAAAGGTAATAAATTCTCCGCGTATATTGATGGAGAAAGGTTGGACGATAACTATAAAAATGCAAAAGACGCTGAAAAATCAGTAAATGATTTTATCAAGCTAATGGGCGAGGAAATAGAAGTATGAAGCTTATAGCAGAATACATAGAAACAGATTTAGATGTCATAGTTGAAAAAGCAGCTAATGGTAAAAAGAATCTGATTATTGAAGGCGTGTTTATGCAGGCCAACAAGAAAAATAGAAACGGTAGAGTGTACGAAAGAAAAGTACTTGAATCTGCCGTAAACAAATATATAAAAGAACAAGTTCAAACTGGTAGAGCGGTCGGAGAGTTAAATCACCCTGACGGACCGACTATTAATTTGGACAAAGTTTCACACAAAATTACCGACCTTAGATGGGAAGGTAATGATGTTGTTGGAAAGGCATCTATACTGCAAACCCCTATGGGAAAAATAGTTGAAGGATTATTAGAAGGTGGTGTAAAGTTAGGTGTCTCTAGTCGTGGTATGGGAACTCTTGTACAAAAACAGGGCGTTCAACATGTTGGTGGCGATTTTATGCTATCAACCGTTGACATTGTTCAAGATCCATCCGCTCCTGAAGCCTTTGTAAATGGCATCATGGAGGGGGTAGATTGGGTCTGGAATAATGGTGTTCTAGTTGCACAAGAAATTGAATCAATTGAGACTGAAATAAAAGAATCAAAATTAGTATCGGGCGATACTGAAATTAGAGCCTTTAAAAATTTCCTCTCTAAACTAAACTCTAAACTATAGGAGAAAGCTATGTCAATCGACGATAATAAAATAGCCGATAACATACAAGAAGAGCAGACAGAAGAGCTCGTTGAGAATGATGAGATTGTTTTAGACGAGGATTCTCTTGTTGAAGGGAAAGACGAAGACGAAGTTGAAGAAGAAGAAGAGGAAGTAAAAGAGGAAACTCCTTCCGTTTCTATGCCTAAAACTAAGGCTGGAGTCATTCAAGCTGCTGTTGATATGTTAAAGAAAGCTAGAAAAGAAGATGCTCAAAAGCTTTATGCCAAAATGGCTAAAGTAGATGAGACTTCAGAAGAAGATTCAATTAAATCTGTTGATGATGCTAAGAAGAATGTTAAAAAAATGCCAGTACCTGCAGGCAAAGGCGCCGACACCAATCACGGTGAAGTCGTTAAAGCTAAGGTAGAAAGTATTGATTTTGACGAAGATTTAGATGCGCTTATTTCAGAAGAAGCAACTCTTTCCTCAGAATTTAAAGGAAAGGCTGGTGCGATTTTTGAAGCGGTACTAACTTCTAAGCTCACTCAAGAGGTTGAAAGACTCGAAGCTGAATATGCTCACAATTTGGAAGAAGAAGTAACTGAAGTTCAAACTTCACTTGTAGAAAAAGTAGATTCCTACTTGAACTATGTAGTTGAAAATTGGATGACAGAAAATGAAGTTGCCATCAATAACGGTTTAAGAACTGAAATTGCTGAAGAGTTCATGTCTTCATTACAAAAAGTGTTCGCAGAACATTATGTTCAAGTTCCTGATAGTAAAGTTGACCTTGTAGATGAATTATCTACATCTGTTACTGAACTAGAAGAAAGCTTAAACAAAACAACCGAAGAAAATATCAAACTTACTGAATCTGTTTCTAATTTAGAAAGAGCTGAAGTGGTTAGAGAACAGTCTTCAGGGCTTGCTGAAACAGAGGCTGAGAAATTAGCATCTTTAGTAGAAGATATAGATTACGATAACAAAGAAACTTTTGAAATGAAAGTTAAAACTGTTAAAGAATCTTACTTCAAAAAAGATATTACAGAATCAGTTGATGAAGTAGAAAGTATCATTGGAAATGACGAGTCACCAGTTGACGTGTCTGACACAATGGCTAGATACACACAAGCTATTACTAAATTTAATAAATAATCTAAACATATAGGGGAAACTAAAAATGTTTAACGCAGATTCACAATTAATCGAAAAATGGGGTCCAGTTCTCGAGCACAATAGTGCTCCTGAAATCCAGGACCGTTACAAGAAAGCTGTTACAGCTAGATTGTTAGAAAACCAGGAAATTGCTCTAAGAGAGGAATCACACCAGGCACAAGGAAATATGATATCAGAAGCAGCTGCAGCCAACAACATGGGCTCAGGTTCTGCTCCTAATAATATCGGAAAATTCGATCCTGTCTTGATTTCACTAGTTAGAAGAGCAATGCCTAACCTTATTGCATATGATATCGCTGGTGTTCAACCAATGACTGGTCCTACAGGACTTATCTTTGCAATGAAATCAAAATACGGCTCACAAGCTGGTGCAGAAGCATTGTTCGGAGAAGCAGACACTGATTTTTCAGGTGCTGGTACTCACAATGCATTAGTTACTGGTCTTGAAGGCGTAACTGACGCTACAGGTTCTAACTCTGACCTTTCAGACGAAGACACAATCGGTGGAACAGGTATCGGTATCGCTACTGCTGCTGCTGAGAGACTTGGTGTTGGCGCTTCAGGCGACGGCGTATTTGGTGAAATGGCATTTACTATTGAGAAATCAACTGTAACTGCTAAGTCAAGAGCTCTAAAAGCTGAGTACACAATGGAACTTGCTCAAGACCTTAAAGCTATCCACGGGTTGGATGCTGAAGGCGAATTGGCTAACATTCTATCTGCTGAAATCCTTGCGGAAATCAACAGAGAAGTTGTTAGAACAATTATGTTAAGAGCTAAGTTAGGTGCTCAACAATCATCAGTCGCACTAAAAGGTGCTTTTGATGTTGCTACTGACTCAGATGGTAGATGGATGGTTGAGAAGTTCAAAGGACTTATCATGCAACTAGAAAGAGAAGCAAATATTATTGCTAAAGAAACAAGAAGAGGAAAAGGTAACTTTGTAATCTGTTCTTCTGATGTTGCTTCTGCTCTTGCAGCTGCTGGTATGATGGACTACTCTCCTGCATTATCAACACAATTAAATGTTGATGATACTGGTAATACTTTTGTTGGTGTGCTTAACGGCAAAATGAAAGTATATATTGATCCATATGCTACTGGTGATTTCGCACTTGTTGGTTATAGAGGAAATAACCCATATGACGCAGGTTTATTCTACTGCCCATACGTTCCACTAACAATGGTTAAAGCCGTTGGTGAGAATGATTTCCAGCCAAGAATCGGATTCAAAACTAGATACGGAATGGTAGAAAACCCATTTGTATCTCTTGGAGATGTTTCATACAGTGCTAGAGGTAACCAATACTTCAGAATCTTTAGAGTAGACGACATAATGGTTGACTAATCATTAGTTTACACTAATTTCTAAGGGAGGCTTCGGTCTCCCTTTTTTTCTTGTATAAATACTACTATGGTTACTTTAAATAAAAATTTCTTATCTCCAATTGGTTTTCAGTTCTCTATAGACAGAGCCAAATTCTCTAATATTGAATACTTTTGTACTGGTATCTCATTACCAGATATTTCACTACCAGAAAGTCCACAGCCTTACAGAGGTGCAAATCTTGCATTTACAGGTGATAGATTACAGTTTGGTGATTTATCAATTACATTTAATGTTACAGAAGATATGGAAAACTATATTGAAACATTTAACTGGATGCATAGATGTATCAATGAAGTAGAGGATCAGAAAGAAGACGCTGAACTTATAATACTTAATAGTCATAATAATGTATCTAAAAAGGTGAAAATAAAAGACGTATTCCCAATATCACTATCCGAACTTGCATTTGATGTAAAGGGTACTGAAGTAGAATACTTACAAGCTACAGTAACATTTGCATACTCAACATACGAATTTGTAACATAACACTTTACTTTTAAGGTAAAGTATGATATAATATACATTATGAATAATCTCGAACAAATACACAAAATGTGGAAAAAGGACTCTGAAATAGATGAAATGAATCTTGATGAGTCATCTAGGCAATCTGCCAAACTTCATTCTAAATACTTAGAACTACTAAGTGTTAATAGACTAAAACTAAAAAAACTCGATATGGACTTTAAGGTACTACTTAGAGACAAATGGTCGCATTATAACGGCAAGTTAAGTCAAGAAGAATTAAACAAAAAAGGGTGGGAATATGACCCACTAAATGGTCTTACTGTACTTAAAGGTGATATGGATAAATGGTATGACGCAGACCCATTAATTCAAGAGCATCAAGCCAAAATGCAGTATTCACAAGAAATATGTGATATACTAAAAGAAATACTTGAAAACATTAAATGGCGACATCAGAATATTAAAAATATGATTGAGTGGAGAAAGTTTACTAGCGGAATGTAATGGAAACATTAATTATCAAAAAGAAGAATGAGTCGTTCTTACACATAGAAACAGAACCAAGTATAGAAAGAGAACTTTCAGAACACTTTTGTTTCTTTGTCCCTGGATATAAATTTATGCCAGCATATCGTAATAGAATGTGGGATGGTAAAATTAGACTTTTTGACCAAAGAAAGAAAACAATGTATTGTGGCCTTTATGATTATATAAAAGAGTTTGCAGAAACTCGTGGTTATAATATAGTAATAGATGACAATAAAAGATATGGTAATCCAAATGATAAACAGGAAGTAGATTTGGATTATATAACAAATGGTTTGTCTCTTACTGCTGGTGGTAATAAGATACAACCTAGAGACTATCAATTAGGAGCTTTAGAACATGCGTTATCAAATAAAAAAAGTTTATTATTATCACCTACTGCCTCGGGTAAATCACTTATCATTTATATGGCTATCAGAGCCTTTCTGGATTCTAGTAATCTTAATGTACTCATTATTGTTCCAACTACATCACTAGTTGAACAAATGTATTCTGACTTTGCAGATTACTCAAAGACAGATGATTGGTCTACAGAAGATAATTGCCATAAAATATATTCAGGTCGCGAAAAATTTAATCTATCTCAAAGAGTTATTATTACTACATGGCAGTCTGTTTATAAACTACAGGCAAAATGGTTTGAAGATTTTGGTATGGTTATAGGCGATGAGGCACATCAGTTTAAGGCAAAGTCACTTACTTCTATTATGGAAAAATGTACTAATGCTGAGTATCGTATGGGCACTACAGGAACACTTGACGGAACACAGACACACCAGTTAGTATTAGAAGGATTATTTGGTCCTGTACATAGAGTTACTACTACTAAAAAACTTATAGATAATAAGGATCTTGCTGAACTAAATATTAATATACTTCTTTTAAAATATAAAGACGAGTTTTGTAAGACCAAAAGAGATTATCAAACAGAGATGGACTTTATAGTTAAGTATGGTCCTAGAAATAATTTTATTGCTAATCTTGGAGTTAAGAGCGAAGGTAATACTCTTATATTGTTTCAATATGTTGAGAAACATGGAAAACCACTACATGACTTGTTAAAAGATAAAGTTGAGAAAGACAGAAAACTTTTTTATGTTTCTGGCGAGACAGATGTAGATACTAGGGAGAAAGTTCGTGAGATTACTGAAACACAATCCGATGCCATTATTGTTGCTTCCATGGGTACCTTTTCTACTGGTATTAATATTCGTAATCTTCATAACATTGTCTTTGCTAGTCCATCTAAAAGTCAAATTAGAGTCCTTCAGTCAATAGGTAGAGGATTAAGAAAATCTGTTAATGGTAAACCTACTACAATATATGATGTTGCAGACGATTTACATTGGAAGAGTAGAAAGAACTATACACTACAACACGCAGCAGAACGCATAAAAATTTATAGTAAGGAAAGATTTTCGTACAAAGTTTACGATATAAATATATAGTATGATCATAAGACAATTTAAATTACTTAATGGTGACGATATAATTGCTGTAATGCAAACTAAGAATGTCGACAATTATATTATAGAAAGACCAGTTATGGTTACAACTCATATGTTTGGACATATTACTTTTGATCACTGGTTTCCTCTTTCGTCCCAAAAAATATTTAAATTATATAAGAATAGATGTATACAGCATGTTCCTATTGATGAAGATATACAAGAAGCATATACTAAGTTTATTTTAAATTCTCAGAAAAAGCAACAGTTTAAAGTCCAAAGTCCGGACCAACTTTTAAAAGCTTTGGTAGATAAAAATGATCAATACACTAAAATGATAGAAGATGAACTAGAAATTTCAACCGATGATGACTCTGATTTAGTCTCAGATACAGAGGAACCAACGATACATTAGTTTGGTATACCTCTAACCTCCCGGTTGACTTATATATTATATCACAAAAAGAGCAGTTTGTAAAGTGTTTTTTGAAAAAAAATGTAAAAAAAATGGTTTACTTTTATTAAAAAGTGTAGTATAATATAACATTATGGAGAAAAAAATGGCTAAAGCTAAAAACAAAGCACATTATGTAAACAATAGAGACTTTTCAGAAGCAGTTATGGATTACGCAGTTGACGCTCGTAACGCAAAAGAAAAGGAACAACAACAACCAAAAGTTACTGACTATATCGCAACATGTTTTATTAAGATTGCAGAGGGTCTTTCACATAGACCAAACTTTGTAAGATATACATATCGCGAAGAAATGGTAATGGATGCAGTAGAAAATTGTTTAAGGGCTATTGGTAATTATAATATTGAGGCAGCAACAAGAACAGGAAAACCTAACGCGTTTTCTTACTTTACTCAAATATGTTACTATGCCTTTATACGAAGAATTACCAAAGAAAAGAAACAACAAGACATTAAATTTAGATTTATTGAGAAAATGGGTATTGAAGATTTTGTACAAATGGGTATGGATAACGAAGGTGCAGAACAAACACTAGCGTATGTAGACACTTTGAGAACTAGAATATCTCAAGTGAAAGCAAAAGATACCGCAATAAAAGATTTCGCGAAGGAGGAAAAAGCCAAGAAAGAGAAATTAGAACTCTTTATGGTTTAATTATGAAAGTTGCTATATTGAACGACACTCATTGTGGTGTCCGTAATTCGTCAGATATATTCTTAAAGTATCATGAAAGGTTTTATAATGAAATATTCTTTCCTTATTTAAAAGAACATAATATAAAGAACATTCTTCACTTAGGTGATTATTATGAACATAGAAAATTCGTCAACTTCAAAGCGCTTAATGCGAATCGCAAGCATTTCCTTGAGCCTATGCGTGATATGGGTATCACTATGGACATTATACCAGGGAACCACGACGTCTATTTCAAGAATACCAATGAGTTATGCTCACTTAAGGAATTACTCGGTTACTTTACCACGAATGTAAATATCATTATGAAACCTACAGTCCTGGATTATGATGGACTAGGTGTTGCAGTTATTCCTTGGATTAATAATTCAAACTATCAAGAATATACTAAATTTGCCATGACTTGTAATGCTCCTATTTTAGGCGCGCATTTAGAGTTAAAAGGTTTTGATATGATGGCTGGAATACCTAACCCACATGGTATGAATGCCGATGTTTTCTCCAGATTTGAAATGGTATTATCTGGACATTTTCATACTAAATCAAGTCAGGGTAATGTACATTACTTAGGTTCTCAGATGGAGTTTACTTGGGCAGATGTAGATGATCCAAAATATTTCCACGTATTAGATACTGAAACAAGAGAAGTTACTCCAGTGCGTAATACTATTACTATGTTCAAGAAAGTTATATACGATGATGAAAAAACTGATTATAGTAAAATGGACGTAAAACAGTTTGAGAAAAAGTTTATTAAACTGATAGTACTAAATAAAAATGACCTATATATGTTTGATCAATTTGTTGACAGACTACAAAATATAGAAACATATGAACTTAAAATTGCAGAGTCATTTGAAGAGTATTTAGGAGAGAGTGTCGAGGACGATAAAGTTTCTCTTGAAGATACTACTACTTTACTAGATTCATATGTAGATGCTGTTGAAACAGAACTTGACAAGGATCATTTAAAGGTCGAATTGAGAAAATTATATACTGAAGCACAGAACTTAGAGGTAGTATGATACATTTTAAATCATGTAAATGGCAGAATTTTCTGTCTACGGGTAACGACCCTATTGAAATTAAATTAGATAAATCCCCATCAACACTCATTGTTGGTCATAATGGGGCTGGTAAGTCTACACTATTGGACGCATTGTCATTTGGCCTATTTGGTAAACCTCATAGAGATATTGGTAAAATGCAATTGGTTAATTCTATTAATCAAAAGAAAACAATAGTTGAAGTAGAATTTAGTGTTGGCAATCAAGACTTTAAAATTGTACGTGGTATTAAACCAAATAAATTTGAGATATGGCAGAATGGTAATATGACCAATCAGTCATCTAATATGAGAGATTTTCAAAAGTATTTGGAAACAAACATACTTAAACTAAATCACAAAAGTTTCCACCAGGTAGTTGTGTTAGGCAGTAGTTCCTTTATTCCTTTTATGCAACTACCAGCGTGGTCCAGAAGAGCAGTCATAGAAGATTTACTTGATATTAATATCTTTAGTAAGATGAATACATTACTTAAAGAAAGAAATTCAAAGGTCAGAGATAATTTAAGTGATATAACTCATCAAATAGATTTAGTCAATACTAAGATAGATGCACAAACCAAATATATAAAAGGTTTAGATGCTCTAAATCAGGACCAAATTGAAAAGAAACGCGATTCTATAGAAGTTTATAAAAAAGAAATCGATGAAACATTTGTTGAATCCAAGGACTTAGGTAAGAATCTAACATCACTTATATCTGAAGAAGAAAAGAACCATAAACATTTTATGGAAAGAATATCAGAAATCAAGTCCATGGATAAAGATTATAAGAATCAAATTAAAACTCTGGTAAAAGACGCTAGATTTTATGATGAGAATGATAACTGTCCTACATGTGAACAAGAAATAACACTTGAAATTAAAGACCAAAAACTAAGTGGTATTAAGTCTACTGCAAGTGATGTCCAAAACAAAATGGATATATTAAATAAAGAATTTAGTACTACCGAAAAAGAAGGTGTTCAAATTGGTAATAATCTAAATAAGTTAAGGCAAAGACAATCTAAAATAAACACGAATAATGAAAAAATCGCACTCTTACAGAAAGAAGTTGATAAGGTTCAGACGGAGATTAATACACTTTCCTCGCAAACAGGTGATACAGGATCAGCAAAAAAAGAACTATCAACCTTAAGAAAAGCCAAAGAAAAATCCACAGAATCTAAATTATCATTAGTAGAAGAAAGAACTTATAATGAAGTCATAGGGGAAATGCTTAAAGATACTGGTATTAAAACTAAAGTCATTAAACAATATTTACCAGTAATGAATCGTCTGATTAATCAGTATCTTCAAATCTTGGACTTCTTTGTCGCATTTCATCTCGATGAAAACTTTAACGAAACTATTAGGTCAAGACATAGAGATACATTTAACTATGCCTCATTTAGTGAAGGTGAAAAACAGAGAATTGATTTATCATTACTGTTCACTTGGAGACAAATTGCCAAACTTAAAAATAGTGCGGCCACTAATCTTCTTATACTAGATGAAACTTTTGACTCAAGTCTTGACCATGATGGTATAGAAAACTTAACAAAAATACTAAGCACACTCGAAGATGGTACCAATGTCTTTATTATTTCTCATAAAGGAGATATCCTTGAAAATAAATTTAGAAGTAAAATTGAATTCTTTAAACAAAAGAACTTTTCAAAGATAGCATAGGAACTACTGCGCTTGTAGCTCAGTTGGATAGAGCAACGGCCTTCTAAGCCGTGGGTCAGAGGTTCGAATCCTCTCAGGCGCGCCATATATCATCTGGTTATATGTATATAACAAATAGATATAAAAAATATATACTTTTTTTCGTCAAAACACTTTACAGACCTCCTTTTTTGTAGTATAATGTATACATAAAATAAGGAGTACAAATGCTACAATACAATAAATCAGTTCTACCAAAACTACTTGCTAAAGAAAATATTACTGTTAAACACGGTAATTATTCTACAGCTTGGTTTAATATTAAAGACAGAGAATTAGGTCTACCTTTATGGAAAGATATGGGTAAAGATGTATATGACCTACTTATTGGTCATGAAGTAGGACACGCACTAGAAACACCTTATGAAGGTTGGCATGATAGTCCTGAAAAACTAGAAGGTTGTCCTAGGTCTTATATTAATGTAGTAGAAGATGCTAGAATAGAAAGAAAAATTCAAACTAGATATCCAGGTCTTGTTGGTTCTATGACCAGAGGTTACCAAGAATTACTAAAAAGAGAGTTTTTTGGAGATATCGACAACATTGATTGGGCTGAAACTAAACTAATTGACAAGATTAATCTAAAGACAAAATTAAGAAATCTAATAGAAGTACCTTTTAATGACGAAGAATTAGAGTATTATAACAGAGCTTGTACTACTCAAACCTTTGACGAAGTAGTTGACCTAGTAAAAGACATTTACGGTTGGACTAAAGACAATCAACAAGAACTTCTACAACAACCTGAAGTTCAAGAATCAGATAATAATAATAATGAAGACCAGGGAGAGGAAACTCCTATGGGTCACGACGATATGGAGAACAAAGATGAACAAGAAGAAGATACTGAAAATGAGCAACAATCATCTAGTGCTGAAACTTCTAATGAAGACGAAGAAGAAACAGAAGAAGATACCCAAGAATCTGCCTCGAATCTCCCTGAACATACTGAAGATGTTTCATTAACAGATGAAATCTTTAGAAAGAACGAAGAGAAACTTATTGAAAAAGATAAGTTAGGTAGACAGCCAAATATAATTCAAGAGTTACCTAAAAAGTTTAGAGATGCCGCAGTTATTTCATACAAGAAATTGGCAGAAGATAGGATCAGAGTTAGAAACAAACTTGATGAGGAAATTGCAAAAGATGATACATCATATTGGATTAAAACACAGTTAGAATGCCTTGATAAGGCTGATGCAGAGTATTCTTCATACATGAAAAGTGTTAAGAAATCTGTCCAAAACTCAATAAAAGAATTTGAAATGAAAAAGGCCGCAACACAATGGGCCAACGCAACAACTGCAAAAACTGGTACACTAGATGTTAATAAAATGTGGTCATACAAAACGAATGATGATATTTTCCTAAGGTCTACAAGACTGGCCGACGCAAAAGACCATGGTATGATGATGCTTATTGACTTCTCTGGTTCTATGTCTGGTTCAATGAAGTATGTAATGGATCAAGTAATGCATACAATTATGTTCTGTAAAGGTGTTAATATACCTTTTGAAGTATACGCATTTACTACAGAGGGTTGGAGACATGATACATCAAATAAATTTGATAATATCCCAAGCGGATGCATTCACATGGACGATTTAACAATGCCTTTACTTGTTTCATCTGAATTAAAAAAGAAAGATTTTGAAAATGCTACAAGACAATTATACTATAGAATTAATGACGAGTCAAGAAGAGGTTATACTTCACATATGTCAAGATGGGAAGAGTGGGGTTCAACTCCATTAAACCAGGCCTTAATAGTTGCTCATGATTTAGTTAAAAAGTTTATTATAAAACACAATATTGAAAAGATGAACTTTATCACATTTACTGATGGAGATGCCAACAGAGTTAGTAAAATTGATAGAGAGTATAAGTACGGAGAATATTCAAACGAAACAAAACTTATTGTTCAAGGTAAAGTTCTTGATTGCAGTAATGGTAGGAATTCAATGACTGAAGAGTTGTTAAAAAGTATTTCAAAAAAATATAATACTAATAACATTGGATTCTTTATGGCTGATTCGGCCAGTGATTGGAGATTTAGATTAAACAATATTAATTGGTCCTTAGATAATAAGTTCGAAGATGACTTTAGAAAGGAAGTTAATGCTGAATATAGAAAAAACAAGTGTGTAGAATTTAACAATATTTATGGTTATGACACATACTATATGGTCAAAGGTGGTTCAGTTTTGTCTACCGATGAAGATGATTTCGAGGTCACTACAGATGCTTCGGATTCTCAGATTAGAACTGCGTTCAAGAAGTTCGCAAAGTCTAAAAAAACAAATAAAGTTATAATGACTAAATTTGGGGCAGCTGTTGCCTAAACGAAAAAAAGTAAAGTTTTTTTCAAAAAACACTTTACATTGTACCAGTTTTATGTTATAATGGACAAGTAATTTAAAAAATAAGGAGTAAATATATTATGAATAACGCGATGAAAACCTCAACCAAAATAATCCTCGAAGAACTGATCAAGGTATTTCCTGATCAAACTGCTTTTAGGAAATCTCAAGTGATGGATACTGGAAAGAAATTCGGCTATACTGGCAAGGATTGGGATCCTCTATTCACTGCTGACAACAGGGTCAAGATTGGGACCTATGATTTTGCCAATCAAATGGAACCATTAAGAAATGCTGTGTCCAATATCCCACAAGAAACACCAGCTGGTGTAATGAAAATGCAATCAATAGTTAACGAAGAATCTAACTATGCTAAGAAAGACCCAACTTTTGTACCTTGGGGTTCATTCAATGACGTGGTTAGAATTATTAAATCAGAGATGTTTTATCCTGTATATGTTTCTGGTCTATCTGGAAATGGTAAAACTTTTATGGTAGAACAGGCCGCTGCAAAACTCGGAAGAGAATTTATCAGAGTTCAGATTAATCCTGAAACAGACGAAGATGATTTGTTAGGTGGTTTCAGATTGATTAATGGCGAGACTGTCTTTTCAAAAGGTCCAGTTCTAAAGGCTATGGAAAACGGTGCGATACTTCTTCTCGATGAGATTGATAGAGCGACCAATAAGATTATGTGTCTACAAGGCATATTAGAAGGAAAACCAGTATTAGTCAAAAAGACTGGAGAGGTTGTAGAACCTGCTTCTGGTTTTAATGTGATTGCCACTGCTAACACTAAAGGTAAAGGATCCGAGGACGGAAGATTTACGGCGGCCACTATTATAGATGACGCCTTTTTAGAAAGATTCACAGTTGCAATTGACCAACAGTTTCCAAGTAAGGCTGTAGAAACAAAGATTGTTTCGAAACATATGGAAAAGTTTGGTAAAACTGATTCAGAGTTTGCTGATAAGTTGGTTACATGGGCCGATATTATTAGAAAAACATTTTATGACGATGGAGTAGATGAAGTAATTTCTACAAGAAGGCTCTGCCACATCGTTCAAACTTTCTCTATCTTTAAGGATAGAATGAAATCAATTGACCTTTGTATTGCAAGGTTTGACGACGATACAAAATCTGCTTTCTTGGACTTATACTCCAAAGTGGATTCAGGTGTAACATTTGAGGAAAATGATGAAGAAACAGAATAAACCAGATTTTAAGTTTAATGAAGGGGCTCTAATCCAAGAGCTCCTTGATTATGTAAGTAAAACCTATGACGGACATTATAGTAAAAGTAAATTCCAATCAACCGAATTTATTATTGACTGTGGTCATGGTATGGGTTTTTCTTTAGGAAATGTGCTGAAATATGCTCAACGATACGGCAAAAAAGAAGGATATAATAGGAAGGACCTATTAAAAATACTACACTACGCTATCATTGCTTTGCATGTACATGACTTAAATGAGAGTCACACAGGGGTTTACAAAAACTAAAATGTGTGATATAATATTAACCAATATAAATTATGGAGATGCATATGCAATTATCAGATAATACCCTGAAAATTTTATCTAACTTCGCAACAGTAAATGCGAATATGGTATTAAAACCAGGACAACAACTTAAAACCATTTCAGAGGCGAAGAACATTTTGGCGACAGCAGATATCGTTGAAGACTTTCCTAAAGAAATGGGTATTTATGATTTAAATGAATTTTTATCTATTCATGGTTTAGTAGAAAATCCTACACTCGAGTTCGAAGAGAATGCAGTGCTGATCAAAGATGGTTCCAATAAGGTTCGATATTTCTTTGCTCAACCTAGTATCTTAACAACTCCAGATAAAGATATTACTATGCCTGAAACTGATGTACAAATTCATTTTACTGAAGAATCTCTTGGCCGAATCAAGAAAGCAGCCAGTGTGTTAGGTCACATTGACTTCTGTATTGAAGGTAAAGAAGATGTAATCGCTAAAGTATACGACGCTAAAGATTCTAGTGCCAATACTTATGAGCTTAATCTAGGACCTAATACAACTGGTCATAGTTTTAATTTCGTCATGAATATTTCAAACTTGAAATTAATTGACGGATCGTATGATGTATTTATTTCATCTAAGTTGATTTCTAAATGGCAAAATATTACTGTTCCAGTAAATTATTTTATCGCTTTAGAGAAAACATCAACTTTTAATGTATAAATATAATATACAACCAAATTCTCATATTAATTATGAGGATAATAAAGAGAGTGCCGATGGTCGGGCTCTCTTAAATTAGTCTAACTAACTTTGCAAAGGAGAAAAAAATGGCTGAATTAGATAACAAAGTCCTTCCACAGGAAGGCGAACAACCGGAAGCTCCTCAGCTTTCACTTCAAGACATTGCTACTGTCGTACAGATTATTGATATCTGTTCAAGACGTGGTGGGTTTGAAGGTCAGGAACTTGAGGCAGTAGGTGGTGTAAGAAACAGGATTGTTGCATTCTTAAATGCGGCGGCACCTAAGGACGGAGAAGTTCCTGAAGGTCAAGTACCTGTTGAAGAACCATCAGTTGAAGAAGTCACTGCAGAAGAGGCTTAATCACTGTAAGGTTGGGGAAGGCCGGGAGTCCTGGACACCTGAATCCCCACGACAGTCCTTTTATTAGGACTCCCGGCCACATTTATTATATTATTAAAGGAATATTATGCAAACAAGTGAAGTAAAAAATCTTATAGATTCTCTTAAACTCGGTCGAGTTTGGGTTAAATTCAAAAAAATAGGAACAGGCGAGATTCGCAACATGGAATCAACCCTTAATCCAGACCTACTAAAAGAAGCAGGTATAGAAACAGTATTAGAAAGTGTAAATCCAGAGTCGGATCATATCGCCGTATGGTGTATTGATAAGAATGCCTGGCGTTCATTTCGTGTTAATACAGTAATTAGTTGGGAGACAGAATAATGCAAGAGTATCTATGGGTCGAGAAGTATCGACCACAAACAGTGGCAGACACAGTTTTGCCAAAACCACTAAAACAATCTTTTACCAAAATCCTGGAAACAGGTGAAATACCAAATCTGTTATTTACAGGTACTGCTGGTGTTGGTAAAACTACAGTTGCCAAGGCTCTATGTAATGAACTAGGTCTTGACTATTTATTGATCAATGGATCCGAAGAAGGTAATATTGATACACTTAGAACAAAAATTAAACATTTCGCATCGACAGTTTCCTTACAAGGTGGCTATAAAGTTGTTATCTTGGACGAGGCAGACTATCTTAATCCACAATCGACACAACCTGCTCTGCGTGGATTCATAGAGGAGTTTAGTAATAACTGCCGATTTATTATGACCTGTAATTTTAAAAATAGAATTATAGAACCATTACATTCAAGATGTTCAGTAGTAGAATTTAATATTGCCAAAAAAGATATGCCTCAATTATGTGGGTCATTTCTTGAAAGATGTGGTACTATTCTAAAAACTGAAGGTATTAAATTTGAAGAACCAGTTTTGGCTGAACTGATTATGAAACACATGCCAGACTGGAGACGAGTTCTTAATGAACTTCAAAGATACAGTGTTGCTGGCCAAATAGATTCTGGTATATTAGTATCACTATCGGAAGTTTCTATGGCTGACCTTATGGAACATCTTAAACTTAAAAACTTTAAACTTATGAGACAGTGGACAGCCGATAATATCGACCAAGAACCTGCTGCATTATTTAGAAAAATTTATGACAATATGTATGAATATGTTGAACCACAATCTATTCCTCAGCTAGTTCTTATACTTGCGGATTATCAATTTAAGAATAGTTTTGTTGCTGACCATGAACTTAACATGGTTGCTTGTCTAACTGAAGTTATGGCAGGAGTACAGTTTAAATGAAAAAGTTTATGATTAATCCTATAACAGGTGAAAAAACAGAAATGGTGGAAAAAGAAACCAAAACATGGAAAATAGTAGAAGTTCATTATAGTGTTGATAACCACAGATTCAGGGCAGTTGCCTATAATGATAAAAAGATTATCATGGAAGAAAAACTATGTAATACTAGGGTTGACGCAGAAATGTATATCGCCCATCAAATGGAAGTATAAGATGAATCCATTTGATTATGTAAACGCTATTACGAATACTAAAAAGAATATCATGGTAGATGATATTGCAGAAAAAGAATACGCACCATTTATAGTAAATAAGGCACTTGGAAACTTTAGGGATACTGTACTATATGCTAATGAAATGAATATTAACCATCACTTGGAACACCGCCTTCAATTTGATTTTTTTATAAATATAGTAAAGAAACAGAAAAGATGGTCCAAGTGGATTAAATCTGAATCTGTTTCGGACTTAGAGCTTATTAAAGAATATTATGGATATAGTAATGAGAAAGCTAAATCTGTATTGTCCTTGCTAAGTAATGAACAAATAAATGATTTGAAATTAAGGATTTATAAAGGTGGAAAACGAAAATAACAACCAAGTCACAGATTGGACTCCAGCATCTATGTTGGAAGTTAGTCTAAACGAACCTGATGATTTTCTAAAAATACGAGAAACGCTAACGCGTATCGGTGTAGCTTCAAGAAAGGATCAAAAATTATACCAGTCATGTCATATCTTGCATAAGCAAGGTAGATATTTTATAGTTCACTTTAAAGAACTATTTTTACTAGATGGAAAACCTTCTAATCTAGTTGAGAATGACCTAGAACGTAGGAACACAATTGCTACTCTTCTAGCCGACTGGGGATTAGTATCATTTACTAATCCAACTGCTAGTAGAATTCTAGCGCCATTGCGACAAATAAAGGTCATTCCGTACAAAGAGAAAACGCAATGGGAACTGTGTCCTAAATACAATATAGGAAACAGTAATGGAGAAAAAACTTAAACTTTATTCAATGACATTTCACGAATTTATGAAACAAAACAGAATTCAAAATGTATGGAGAATAATTACAAACTAACAACGAAAGTTGTATAAATAAATGTGACTGCCGAATTATCGGGGTCACATTTTAACCTTGCTAAACATAATAGGAGGAAGCTATGGTAAGAAGTACTATGAACGTGCCACGTTCTTTATTCATTGGGTTTGAACCCATACTAAACGAACTTGAGAGAATCCACTCAGCTGGAAGGGCTCAAGATAACTATCCACCCCACAACGTAGTGAAGGTCGATGATGAAAATTTTATCATTGAACTAGCTGTCGCGGGTTTCTCGGAAGAGGATATCCAAGTGGAAGTCAAAGATGGAATTCTTTTAGTTATGGCATCTCACTCAGAGAAAGATGAACGTGAATATGCACATAAAGGTATCTCGTCCCGCAAATTTGAGAAGTCCTTCCGACTCTCTGAATTTGTCGTTATCGACGGTGCCAATCTAGTGAACGGAATACTTGTGGTAAATGCCAGAGTAGAAGTTCCAGATGAGAGGCGTCCTAGGAAGATCGAAATAGGGTCTGCTGGGAAATCAAAGAAGAAGGAATTTATTCAAGAATAGATTCCGGTGAGCAGCGAAAATACTAGTAGATATGTACTAACACATTTACTGGAGAACAACATGAAACATATGATTCACTTTGTTGAAAAATATGATGACGTTGCCGAGGCCTTACGAACTACTTTACTTGCGTTAAGTATAACAGGATTAATTTTAGGATTAGCACCTTTTATAATATTAATGACTTTAAATGGTTCATAAGACCAAATTGACAATCATGCGGGGGTAAGAAATTACCCCCATTTTATACATTTAAATATACAAAATAAATCAAAAAAACACTTTACATTGTACCAGTTTTATGGTATAATATACACATCAGGAATCGAGAAAGGACTGTAGTTGGTTGGTTGTTGTGAAGTCCTATGAAACGCCCGGTTATAACTGTTTTAAAATCAATTAAGACGTGATATATGGTATTGAGGTTATAACAAAAGGTAACAATGAAATGTCTGAAATTATTTAGGAGTAAATTTGGGAAGACATGGAAAACGAGAAACCTTATGGTCACTACCTATTGACCTAGATAAAATCCAGGTAAGGCCTGGCATAGAAGGACACGGTGTAAAGAATTGGGGTAATACCCATGAAATTGAA